CACAAGTGGTAATCCAGTTATCTGGCATTGTCGCCATCTGACCAGAGCCTCAGGTGGTTCTGGTACTTTAGCTGTCAACCCCATCTTCACTTCATTCAAGGAACCGTAGTAACTCATCAGCTCCTTGCGAAGGTCTTCTAACTCCCCCTCTAGCTTGCTTCCCCCGATGAACCTGCCCATTGGGGATTCATCTCCAAGACCTTCTCGTGAATTTCGTTGGCAACGTCTAGGGGTAGCTTACCCCATGCTTCCTCGAATTGTTGTGTAGACATGGCAAGTTTGTTCGCACCTGGTTCAGTTGAAGCGTTGAATATCTTCTTGCCATTCTCATCCTCAAGATTGCAGTCGATCACAGTCAAGCGACACTCAAGGCGTGCAAGTTCCTCTAGCCCTAAGTTCTGTACTACGGTCACCTCTTGAGGGTGTACACCACTCCATCGTTGTTCCAGCTTGGCGAAATAGCCCTGCCGAATAATATGCTCAGACTCCCTGGCTTGCTTAACCGTGACGGTTGATGGTGGTCCTTCTAACGCATATTTACTGTCACATTCATCTAGTGTGAATACTGTGAATAATGGTGCTGCAATTTTAACTGGCATGTTTCATCCTCCGAAATATGGTGGGGAACTCCCCCAGTGGGAGGAGTCCCCCAATTTTCTTAGCTAGGCGGGCCAGGTATAGCTGGTAATGGTATTGCCTAGATAGACAGTACCATATATAGTACTAGACGTACTAGCCACACCTGTGCCTGTTAGACGCATCGCAACAGATTGGTTTCCTGCTAAGCGGATACCTCCTGCTACTTGGAACATCATTGCTGGAACGTAGACACGGCATTGCCATGGGGCAGTCGTGCCTGTAGCGTTTTGAGCAGCGTAGGACATTACATCGAATGAGCCAACCCAAGGTTGGGCACGCCATTCTGTAGATGTAGTACCAGTGGTTGCACCAGTAATGATGGATTGATACAGATAGGGGTCTTCCCATTTGACTACAAAGTCAGCAGTGATGGAACGCCCGACTACAGTAATATCCTGCAGATAGGGGTCGCCATATACACGCTCTTGACGAATATCAAGGGGTGCATTGGTCAAGGTGATAGTTGCAGCTACAATTGGAAGTTCAGTTGCAGAGTATGTTGGTACTTGGAGATAGCCTGCAGTAACAACGCCAATGGGGATACTCTGGTAATCCTCGAATAGAGTGTTACCGTAGCTCCATGCTGTGGCAGTTGTACCATTGGTGAAAGAAACGTACCGACCTATTGCATCTACACGAGATGCAATAAGTCCATCGTTGGGGAGAGCCATTGTGAGACTCACGATCTTGCAGTCTCGGAATGTTTCACCAAAGCTGGTAGTGGTGTTTGTCCCTGGGATGAACTTACGCATGCTCATGTAAGGGACATAGCCGTTGTCAGTCGTTGAGTATCGAAACTCATGACGGTACATACCAGTAACAGTTGCACCTTCAGTTCCAGTGCAGTCTTTGTTGGTAGTGCTAACTACTGCACCCATTGCTCCGAAGAGCAACCAACCAAGAGTATTCTCCAACCGAGGATTCATCAAAGCACCACCAGCTACCATGACACCAGCACGATAGGGGATTGTTGGTATGGGCGTACCACCAACTTCTGGAGGTCCTAAACGATCATCGGAAACAACTCCTAAATCTATATCGGAGGCGCGATGCTTGTAAAAAGTACTTGCAACAGTACCCTTTGCCCCGCCTGGTTGTCCACCAAACGAAAAGATACCTGATTGAGCAGTTACGGACATATTTTGCCTCCTATTATGGACGCTCTGTTAATACACGCCAGAGCACCTTTCCACGCCATATAAATTGATTGTTGCCTCCACTTTCATAGAAGCTGGCGCCTTCAAGATACAGGGGTGGGATTGCTATTTCTCCATAATCATCTGTGAGTCCATGTATAGGAGTTTCTTCTAAGCCCTTCAAAAGGCGACCATAGAAGTCATAAGCATAAGACATTGCTAAATCTTCTTTATGCCGCTGACGGACAAAGTAGACTGATACCCTACACGTACCTCGCCTCCACCAATGCCACCCTCCACCAACTTCACTTACAGGAAGGAAACGTATCTGGAGACTATCGAATTTAGAATTGTCTACCCTACCATCAAGATAGTTAGGGTCTTCCCAATCGCCACCTTGTACAGCTACACTCACATTCTTCTCTAGAGGGTTATCCAAGAAACGCCCAACCTTGACCAGAAGTGCTCTTGTAGGATTTGTCTCAGGCACCTCGTTCACTAATCGTGTTTCGAGGTGGTCACGGATACATTTTAAGAGCATCGGTACAATCTGGTTAGGCACACTATCGGGTAACACTTCAAAGGAGTCGGTCATACTTGTGCCCTCTGGTATCTTGGATGCCTATTCATCTCTTGGTTGAAGAGTGTGAGCAGGTAGCTAACAGATTTCTGAATTGGGTTGTGCTCTGGATTGCCAGAGTCTACCCTGGTGTTATATTGACGGAGATTAGCCGTATCTAGGGAGTCGGCTGTAAGTAGGTATGCAGTAGCGTATAAGGTCAGCCCTACCACGGTCCAATCAGGCGGTTCTATTGCAGTTGTTGGAACAGTTGTGTCTGAGATTTTAGCCCACGCGGATAGATAACGAACATCATACACGCTGCCATCAGGAATCGCCTTAGCGAATGTGATCTGGTCACTGGGGGCGAAAATCCACAGATTTTCAGTTGAAGTTAATGAACTGAAGACAACTCCAGGGGCAAATACAATCCTACTTAATGCTTCACCAGTCGCCTCGGCTACAATAGCCTCAACGTCATAGCAGTCAGAAGGTAGGGCAAAAGACATTGTAGAGCCATCACCCGTAAAGGTGGTCATGCCCAGTTTTGGAATCCATTGTAGGATGGCATCCAATGCAGCATTGATGGCATCTCTAAGTCGGTCATCCTGATAGACGGCACCTTCGGCGTCGCCTATCATTCGGAGTATTCGTCCCTGAAGGTCTTCAAATGTAACCATATTACACTACCGCAGTTGCGCCTTTCACGCGGGTTGAGCCAGCTGAGAAGACCACTTCAAAGACCTCAGGAGCATAGGGTTGGTAGCCCATATAGGTATCCCAAGAGAAGCGTTGTACCATCTCAAAGTCGTCAACTGGAGCAGGGGAGTGCAGACGTGGAGGCATAGCCACACCAGAGACAATACCCTCGTTCCCACCGACAAAGATGGAAGCATGAATATTGCGTCCCTTAGTGACGTATGCGTAAACACCACCATCAAGATCGGTAGCCATATCAACCATGATAGGCTTGTCAAGCAGGATATGATCGGGTGTAGCAGACAGCCCAACTACTCGGCGTACATGTGCTGTACCATCAGCGAAGTTCACACCATTGGTTACACCATTGGCTGAAGTGCGCGAGGTATGGATAGTGATGATATCGTTGACAGCAAGGTTAGCAATGGTGCCTGTATTCCATGAGCCGACACCAATGTAGTTCACGATACCACCAGTCGTTTGACCGACCATGTAAGTACCATCAACCTTGGTTGACCCAGGAGGAGGAGCACCATCACCAGCATGGATAGCAGTTGTGACGTTGCCTTGTGCAATGATTTCACCGCAGTTCCACAGCACGAGCTTGGGAGACTGCACAAAACGGACGTTCTTGTAGGTGCCAACCTCATAGCGCAAGAGAGCCTGAGGATTGGCGTATTGGTTGACGGTAATCCACTCATCGCTCTTTGAAGCTGACTGAATGTCATAAATGACACCAGGAGTCGTGTAGCAGATGATGTTGTTCGCGGCACCACTAGGACCAAGGGCAGCAGCAACGTTACGCATGGTCATGCCAAGCCAAATGTCCAACGCGCGAGTAATAGTGAACTTGTCACTAGTAGTCACGGTGTTGAAGTTGGTAGCACTACCTTCGTACAGAGCATAGCCTGTGGTTAGGGCACCAGAGATATAGGCATTACGTGCCAATAGATCGAGCACGTCAACCATGTGTTGCCCAAGAGCACCACGCATGATTGCTTTAATGCCTTCC